ATGTGGGTTCATTTACAAATTTATTCGTTAGGTATTTTTTTACTCTCTTCAACTTTTTATTATCTTATGACGATCAAAAAATTTGTTAAAGCCCCAATCTTTGCTCCTCGTAAAATTTCTCACGCAGTCCATTTTTACAATAAAGCATATTGAAATTACAATAAAACGTATTGGAATTGAAAGATTCTCTTTTCGCATTGGTAGGAATGCGGAAAATAAGCACATCAATTATTAAGGGCTGTAAGTCCTTTATTGGGTTTATATTCCTGTAAATGCGTTTTTTTGTGAAAATTTTCTCTTTTTGCTATAAATTCCTAAAAATGTTGTTGACATTTATCCTAAATGCAGTATATTTAGCCTTATTAAATAAAGTTAAAATATTATGAATAACAGAGAGCGCTGAACATGATTTTTAGTATGTGGCGTTCTTTTGTGTTATAGCAAAAGGATTATAAAATATTTTTAATAGGCGATATCATTAGAGATGATGTTCGTCTCTTTTCGTCGTTTTTCTGAAAAAATATGAGGGTTGCTCTTGGCTATGAACAAGGATTCTTACGCAATCGTAGTGTAATGATTTTTTTCTAAAGAAAAGTTATAGTTGCTATATTGTTGGAAAATAAGTGTTTTTTGAATTTTTCATAAGGGACTTTTAAAAAACAATCTTATTTTTATTAGATTTCTCACAACATACAGGGCTTCATGAGATCAACAATAATTGGTTGTTGTTTGGGATTTTGCGTTAATTTTTGTAATTATGCCTATAAAAATGAGATGGTTATTTTAGAGGAGTGTAATAAATGTCTCTCGTCATGCCTTCATCAACACAAGTAAAATATTCTGAAAAAATCAATTATTTCATCAAGATATTTCTCTCCAACGTTTATATAAAAATGTATTAATCAAAGATTTTTCTAAACATGGTCGCAAAGTAGTAAAAAATTTGCGCAAAGAAAAGCCTGAACAATATTTGCGCCTTATTGCTCAAATACTTCCCAAAGAGAATATGAAAGAAGAAGAAACAATAAACGGAGATCCACTAACTGATGAACAATTATGTGAAATCATTCGATCTCTCGAAAAAGAATTACAGCTTGTCACAGATTCTAAGAATCAAGATGTCTGTCCTACAAAAGTTAAAAAAACAACGTGAATTTCGTCGTCTTGATTTTTATCGCCCTTATGAACAGCAAAAATTATTCCATCAATTGGGAAAAATAGCACGAGAACGTCTTTTTATGGCTGGAAATCAACTTGGAAAGACGCTGGCAGGGGCTGCTGAAGCAGCAATACACTTGACGGGTTTTTATCCACCATGGTGGTTAGGACATCGCTTTGTTAAGCCAATCGTTATGGTGGCGGGATCTGTATCATATGAATTAACGCGTGATGGTATTCAACGTCTTTTGTTAGGGGAACCAATGTCTTTAGATCGGCAAGGAAGTGGTATGATTCCAGCGCATACAATCGTTAATATGACACGTCGTTTCAATGTTGCAGGAGCATATACTACTGTCACGATCAAACATGTTTCAGGTGGAACATCTGTTTTGTTATTGAAAGCTTATGAGCAGGGCAGGGAAAAATGGCAATCTAATACCGTAGATTATGTATGGTTTGATGAAGAGCCTCCTGAAGATGTATATTTTGAGGGATTGACCAGAATTAATGCAACACAAGGTTTGGTTGCTCTTACTTTAACTCCTTTAAAGGGGCGGTCGAATATTGTTGAACATTATCTTTCTTCTTCCTCTCCAGACCGACAGGTGATTCGCATGACTTTGGAAGAAACACCGCATTATACTGCAAAAGAAAGGATACGGATTATCAATAGTTATCCGCTTCATGAGAGAGAAGCGCGAACAAAAGGAGAGCCCGTGTTGGGATCAGGACGTATTTTCCCTATTTTAGAACAAGATATTGTCATCACTTCTTTCGATATTCCCGAACATTGGTCACAAATAGGAGGGATGGATTTTGGATGGCATCATCCTTTTGCTGCGGTGCAGCTTGCGTGGAATCGTGATTCAGATGTGATCTATGTTGTTAAAAATTATCGATGTCGAGAACAAACTCCTCTCTTCCATGCTGCCGTATTGAAGTCTTGGGGGAAATGGTTGCCTTGGGCTTGGCCACATGATGGATTGCAACATGATAAAGGTTCGGGTGAACAATTAGCTGTTCAATATCGACAACAAGGAATGAAAATGTTGCCAGAATGTGCAACATTTGATGATGGTAGCAATGGCGTTGAGGCAGGAGTTTCTGATATATTGGATCGTATGCGATCGGGGCGCTGGAAAGTATTTAGCGATTGTCAAGAATGGTTGGATGAATTTCGTCAATATCATCGTCGCGAAGGACGAATCATCAAAGAAAAAGAAGATCTGATTTGTGCAAGTCGTTATGGTTTAATGATGAAACGTTTTTCTATTTCTAGGCCTGTATGCTCTTCATGGAAATATACTCCAAGAAAAGTTATATGATCCATTTTGTCAAAAACATTTTATGTAATGCCATCGCTAGAATTAAAAAAGATTTACTTTTGAGTATAGTATGCGGCTTAATATATCCTTTTGATATCGTCAATATGAAAAATGCACATCTTATATTTTTGAGTCTTTAATATAAAAATACATTTATTTTCATTGTAGTTTTAAAACTATTTTTTCCATTTCATTATTAAAATAAGAAGTTCATATTCAATGATGACTGATGATCTAAAAACAAATTTTTCACATAAAATATCACGTTTGATTGCAGATGCAGAAGAGACGCTAGCAGAGAGGCAACATGCGTATATTTATTCGCAAGAGTATTATAACGGAATTATGCGTGATGTTCCCTCTGTAGTGGGACATTCTTCGGTCGTCTCGTGTGATTTGCGAGCTGCAATTCGCAAAATTATGCCTTCTATTTGTCGCGTTCTTCTTTCTGGACATAAGTTTGTCGAATATTGTCCTGTTCGGCAAGGGGATGAAGAAATGGCTATTGCTGCAAGTGATTATGTCAATCAGATCATTTTTCCAGAATCAAAAGGACGAGATTCTGTGGAAAATTCTATCTATGACGCGTTATTATCTGGTGTTGGTATTTTAACGTGGCGCTATGAGTTACAAGAAAAATGTGCAACAAGCTTACATACGGGATTAGATGAACAGTCCTTCGTTCTCTTGATTAGTGATCCTGAGGTTGAAGTGCTGGAACATACTCAAAGAAAAGATCAGGAAGAGATCATTCACGATATTCGTATTCGTCGAAAATATTCTCAAGGTAAAGTATGTGTTGACGCTGTGCCACCTGATGAATTTCTCATTCATCCTGATGCAACCGATATTGAAAAAAGTCCGATTGTTGGACGTAAATTATACCTTACACGTTCTGATCTCATTTCTATGGGATATGATCGTAAATATATTAATCAATTACAAGTAGCATCTTCGCAAGGTAATGAAAATTCATGGCAACTTTCAAAATATCATCATTCTGATACCGCTTTGGAGATGATTGAATATTATGAATTATATGTCACACTTGACTATGATAACGATGGAATCGCTGAATTACGTCGTGTTGTAATGGTTGGGGGAACAGGAAAAGACAATATTCTCGTTAATGAAGAATGGGATGAATTGCCTTTTACATGTTTGCGCGCTATACGGGCGCCTCATTGTTTTGTAGGAGAAAGTTTAGCATCCTCTATTATTGAAATTCAAAAAATCAAAACTGTTTTATTGCGTCAAACACTAGATAATCTTTATTGGCAAAATCAACCGCAAACAATTGTCCAAGAAGGATCAATTGTGGATCCAGAAAGTGTATTAAATCCACAATTCGGCAAGCCCATTCGTGTTGTATCAGGAATGGATATTCGCAGTGTATTAGGAATTCATAGTGTGCCGATGATCGCTGACAAATCTTTTTCGATGTTGCACTATTTGGACCAAGAATTGGTTGACCGTACCGGTATTTCTGATATCTCTTCGGGTCTTTCTCCAGAAATATTACAAAATATGACGGCTACGGCGACTTCTTTGATTGAGCAAAGTGGTGTAGGGCAAGTAGAGCTGATTGTGCGTACATTGGCTCAAGGATTAGAGCGTCTTTTTCGAGGATTATTACGCTTGATTATTCAACATCAAGATAAAGTGCGCATGGTGAGATTGCGAGACCAATGGATTTCATTTGATCCAAGACATTGGAATGCAGATATGGATGCTAAAGTAAATATTGGATTAGGATCGGGAAGTCGTGAAAAAGATACTATGATGATTTCTCATCTTTTGGGCCTTCAAAAAGAAATTCTTGCAACATTTGGTATTAATAATCCTTTTGTGTCTTCTACCAATTTATATAACGGCATTGCACGTCTGGCTGAATCGATTGGGGTTCAAAATGTAAACGAATATTTTACAAGACCAGATGTCAGTGATCATTTAACAGCTGATCCGATGAATGAACATATACAGCGATTGCAATTTGAACAATTTCTATCTTATGCACGATTGCAAGCCGATATGGAGCTCAAGCGTGCTAAAATACAAGCTGAAATCAGCCTTAAAAGCCAACAAATAGAGGCGGAATATCTTCTTAAAGAAAAAGAAAGATTGCAAAAATAGCTACAGCTGTAAATCGGTTTGTAAGAAAAAACGCCTCAGTGGTTATTGTATATTTTTAAATCATGCCTGCGGGTATGAGTTCTCATCATATTTTTATTTAGAATCAATCTTTTTAAAAGGAGTGTCATCCTATGATTACATCAGACGATTCGTTTTCTACTCTAGAATCTGCCTCCAATCAACCGCAACAGATATTGGGTAACGGTGTGAATACAAAATATGCACAGTACAATAATACAAATCAGCAGATGACCAATAAACCTGCTAATCATCTACAAAAACAAGATAAAGATGAAGATACTGAACATGAAAATGTTGTACAACAGCCAGGATTAGAGCAAGAATTAGATTATGAACCAACTTCACAAGATTCAGATGAAGATTTGCAAGAAATTAATGATTTACACGAAGTTCATCTGGATGATGGTGAAAAAATTACCATTGCCGAACTCAAAGATGCTTATTGGCGTCGTCAAGATTATTTGTCAAAACAGCAAGATATTGTAGAACAAAAAAATTATGTACAAAAGCAAGCAAAAATTTTGGCACATAGCGCAGATTCATTAGCACAACTAATCAATCATCATATGCCTGCTGATCCTCATCCTTCTTTGGCACAAACAGATCCGTCTGCTTATCAGAATATTATCAATTTACGACAGCAGGCTTTGAACATTATCAATCATTTCGTTGAAGAAGGACGCTATCCTGACAAAATCGCCAAAGAATTAGACACGGAACATGTGGAAATAAAACTAAAAAATGAAAATGAAAAGTTAGAAAATATTTTCCCGCAAACAAAAGATCCAGCACAACGGGAATCCTTCTTTCAAAATATATTTAAAATAGGAAAAAAGATTGGCTTTCAAGAAGAAGAAATGAAAAATATTATCGATCATCGTTTACTTGTTCTGGCACATTACGCACAATTAGGATTGCAATCTCAAAAAATATCCGAGGATGTCTACCGTAAAATTCGTCACAAACCTTCTGTTAGCAGTGTTCCTAATAGAAAAAAAAGCAGCAATCATCATCGCATAACATCACAGCAAAGAGCTATACAAAAACTACAGAAAAGTGGATCTTTTTATGATGCTTTAGACATTGATTTCGTATAAAAAAGAATTTTTTTTTAAATACATCTGTTCAAGATCAAAATTATTTGAATGAAGCATTAGGCGATGAACCATGCTTTTTTAAACAGCCTACGCGCACAATTTAGTCAGTTCTCTACAATAATACTCATACCATTCATATTTTTCACAACAATTAATTTAATCACTTCACTCTAATTAAAGGATAATTTTATATTATGACTGAAATTACTAATACATTCATTAGCACTTCTTCTTCTACCAACAAGGAATCTTTATCTGATGTTGTATCACGTATTACGCCAGAAGATACCCCTATTTATTCGATGATTAAAAAGGGTAGCACACGATCAATTCATCCAGAATGGGTTGTTGATGATCTTTCTTCTCCTGGTCCTAATGCCCAATTAGAAGGAGATGAATATAGTTTCGAATCAATTTCCACTCCTGAAAGAATGGGTAATTATACCCAAATTATGCGTAAAAGTTGGATTCTTTCTGGAACACAAGAATCCATAGATGATACGGGTTCTCTTTTAAAATATAAGGAGCAAAAATTAAAAAAAGCCCTAGAAATTCGTAAAGATGTTGAATTTGCTCTTGTGAGTGTGCAGCAATCTGAAAAAAAATCTCCCCGTAAACTTGCTTCTTTGAGTAGTTGGATTAAAACAAATGTTAATAGGGGGACAGGTGGTGCTAGCGGAGGATATGATCCTACAAGCGGAATGACTAAGAAAGCCAAAGATGGAGCACAAAGACCTTTTACCAAACAACTCCTTGATGCGGTCATGCAAGAAGGATATCAAAATGGTGCTAACTTTCGTCATATTGTCGTTTCACCATATGTGAAAAGTGAATTCGTTCGATTTATGTCGGATTCAAATGTTGCGTCTTTTCGCTATGCTGTATCTGATAACAGTAAAAACAATACCATTGTTGCAACCGCAGATATATATGATGGACCATTCGGGAAAGTTATGGTGCATCCTAATCGTGTTATGGCAAGCAATGCCGAAACTGCACGCAATGCCTTTTTGATTGATCCAAATATGTTAGAATTTTTATGGTTACGTAACATTCAAGAAGATAAAAATATTGCTAAAACTGGAGATGCTAACAAAGGCGTATTGATTGGAGAAGGAACTCTCAAAGTGAAGAATGAAAAAGCTATAGGAGTGATTTCTGATCTTTTTGGTTTGTCAAAAACAATTTAAGAAAGTAGCAATAATGGATATCTATGATGGTTCTTGGAAATTAATTAGTTATGATCCAGAAACAGGAAGAACAATTTGGTATTTATCGGATAATCAGCGGGATGTATACCGTATTGATTATCCGGTATCACAGCTTCTAGATCTTAATCAAGCTTGTGCAGTATCTGCTGGGAAAAAAAGAGGAGATTGGCAAAGAATAGCGAGTGTTCCTTTAAGTATTTTAAGAAGTTCTCATCTTTTACAAGCACATAGCGAAGGAGATGATCAATGGGTAAGCAAGTGGTTAAATAATAGAGATAACGCTTCATGGCGTACTTCGGAGGGATGCGTATAATGGCAAAAGATTATGCTTCTTTATTAATTGATGTGAGTCATTATACTGAAAAAAGTGGATTTACTTGTCTTTTTAAGGATTTTCTCCATAGAATTGAAGTAAAAATTAACCGTGAGTTGCGATTGAGAGAAATGGAAAAAAAGGCTTTTCTTTCTCTGGTCGAAGGATCAGTAATACTACCAGATGATTTTATAGAAATGCGCTTTCTCACAGATCATCAGGGCAATAAATTAGATCATCTTCCTTTGAGTATTTCGTTGCAAAAAAACAAAGGATATATCATTACGGCTGATTCAATTTGTGTTTCTCCTCCATCTTCAGAAGATGTAGTGCTCTATTATTATGCATGCATTCCACCTTTGACAGATAATAATCCTATCAATTGGTTACTTCAAAGATCTCCTGATCTTTATCTTTATGGTTTGATAGAAGAAGTAGCCTTATGGGAACAAAAAATAGACAAAGCTTCGACTGCTGGTGCTTTATTTCAAGAATCTATTAAAAGATTACAAAAGAATGATATTCGTTCACGTTGGGCAGATACCTCTTTGAATCGCGGTAAATTGACGCCATGATTGTACTTACATTATTAAATACTATTTGTGATTTAGTTGGCTTATCACGATTCGAAACAATTTATGAAAATCAAGATGAAAATGCGGTATTACTTATATCTTTGTTGCAGCAATCCGGTGAGGAAATCAGTTTGCGCATTGATTGGCCAGAGTTATTGCGGACAGTAACAATTAATAGTCTGCCATTTCATCTTCCGCAAGATTTTCATCGACCACTTCCTAGTGGGGCAGTGATTATGCCAGATCATTCTTTGGCTCGACCGGTGATTCATTCTGTTGATTGGGAAATCGTTAAAAAAACTTCTCAGGATCCTTGGTATTGGATTGATAATCGTATTCTGCATCTCTCTCCTTCTCCTCCTGCGACTTTTCGATATTTTTCTAAAAATTGGGTGATCGGAAGTCAACAAAATCCAAAGCAAATCATCACAGCAGACGATGATAGTACGATATTTCCCAGATATCTTTTAATCAAAGATATCATTTGGCGTTGGCGTCGTGCCCAAGGATTGAGTTTTGATGATTATTTGCGAGAATTTGATTCTGCTGTTATCGCGGAAAAGATCCTTTTCCTTGGAGGATAAAATGTCTTATTTAATTAAGAATCGATATTATAATCAAAAAAATATCGGAACAGAACAATCATCTCTCTTCTCTCGAGAACAACATAATTTTTTACATTTTCCTATTGGAACAGAACAATTAGAAGACAATATATCGTGTATTTTGCGTAATTTTTGGCCTACTTCAAATGGTCCAAGGATTCGAGGAGGGTGTCGAAGAATATGTACCCTCAATCATCGTAGCAATATTATTTCCGCATTCTCTTATTGTAGTAGTTCTCAACAGAGAATATTTCTTGCCAATCATCGGGAAATTTATGATGTCACCAATGCTTCTTTAATGCAACCTGCAACAAGATGTTTATCTGGAATGCAATCTGGTGATTGGTCTACATTTCATTATACAACGCCAGAAAAAACTTTTTTAATTGCATTAAATGGTCAAGATGAACGTCAGATTTATGATGGAAATGATTGGAAATCCGATTATCCTCCCATAGTCTGTGAGGGTCATAGCGACATCAATCCCATATATTTTTCATATGGATGGCTTTTTAAAAATCGTCAATGGTATATTATAACAAATATCATTAAAATTAAAAATCAATACCTTAGTCAAGCGTATAATTACCAAAGTTTTTCCACTTGGGGGAGTCATGCAAGCAGGGGGATCATTGTTTGCAGGGTTTTCATGGTCGACAGAAAGTGGTGATGGATTGTCTACCCTATGTGTCTTCTTATCTACTCTGGGCGAAGTGGCTGTTTATGGTGGAGATAATCCTGATAGTATTGATTCTTTTGCCCTTAAAGCTATTTATCATATTGGGCGTCCATTAGGAAAAAAAGCCATTATCTTTGTTAAAAATGATGTATGGATTGCAACCACCAATGGTTTGATTTCTATGAAAAATATTCTTTTACAGGGAGAAGGAGCAAACCTTCCTTTATCGTCGGCTATTCAAGAAGAATGGAACCAAGCAATCATGGAAGTGCCGACAGGATGGTCTTTGACCCTTTGGGAAAAACGCAATATGTTATTGGTTAGTTGTCCGCAAAATTCTCTTCTTTCGAGCAAAACATTGGTCATGAATGTTGATAATAATAATTACTGGGCAAGTTTGCATAATTGGTTTACTCAATCGTATGTGATTGCAAATGATAATCTCTTTTTCGGAGATTATGAAGGGAGTTTTTGGCAAGGAGATATCTCGGGATCAGATGATAATCGTCCTTTTCAGGCTATTTATCTTTCTCCTTTTCGGGAGTCTTATTCTTATTTAGGGGTAAAAAGAAAAGCTTGCCAAGCCCATATATCTCTTCAAGCATATCAACGCCCATATCTCAAATTATTTTCTCGTGCTGATTACGATAAAAGCTATCCTGATTTTTTCAAAGAAACTGTTAATGCCAATCCTATTATTAATAGTGGATTATGGGATAATTCTATATGGGATGAGAGCCAATGGACAGATAATTTTTTTATAAGAAAAAAGAAATTATTCAATTTTTCTCAAAATGTTGTCGCTTATGGCAATTTTTTAGCAGTAGGTTGTGTCATCGTTTCTTCTGGAAAATTTATCAATGATATTCAAATCAATAATTCAAAACTTTTAGTTGAATAAGGATATAATACAATGGAAATTATTTGGGGGGGAGCAAAAACACCCGCAATTAATCAGGCTATTGCGGATTTTGTTGCACAACGTATTCAGTATGGATCTAGAGGTTGGGATCGATTTGTTAGTATTGGATTCCTTAAAAACAACATCCTGATGGCTGGAGTTATATATCATAATTATTGTCCACAATCTCATGTGATAGAATTATCCGGAGCATCTGATTGTAAACGATGGCTTACTCGAGAAACACTGCGGGAAATCTATGGCTATCCTTGGAATGAGTTAAAATGTCAAGCTGTTATCCATCGTGTGCCAGATGAAGATTATCCTCAACATCGTATGCTCACTTGTTTAGGGGCTATTCGCTATCGTATTCCACGTTTGCGAGGAGAACATGAAGCTGAAAATATTTATGTTATCACCTATGAAAATTGGTCTAAAAATAGAATTAATCA